GAATTCTTAGAGAAACGGCGCAGTTTTTACCCGGCACAACTCAAGCACATAAAATTTATTCTTCAGGAGTTCAATTGTTTGATAAATAGCGGTCATTTAAATTTTTTATATGACTCGGAAAGGAAAGGGTGCCCCTAAACAGGAGCACCCTTTTTTATTGCTTCAAAAATGATTCCCTTTATTCTTCTTGCCTCTCGACGTTCACAATTATGTTCAAACAGAAGAACCTCAACTGTGGGAATTGGTTTTCTTCCTTTGTAATCATATTCTATGTACGTCAAGACAGTTTTTTTTGAAATGAAAAATGCTTTTCTCATGGCTTAAATGTTTCGGCAATAATTCTTGTTAAAAAAGGCATGTTTTGCCAAAGCATCCCGTCTCCGGTTTTTTTTCCAAAACTGAAAAGCAAAACCCTATTTTTCATAGCAGCTTGATAAGCATTAGTGCCTTTGAAATACATCCCCCAAGATTTGCCGTCTTTAGTTACAAATACACCGTATTCTTGCCCCATTACCAGCCACTATTTACTGCTTTCAACAGTTTGTCCACAATAATGGCTGGGTCTGTGTTTTTTTCCCTCAAAAGAACCAGCATTTCTTCGAGCCTTTCTGTTTTGGGGTCATATACCCCTTTTTCTTTGACCTTTTCTTTTATGGAAAGAAATTCTTCTTCCAATTTGACCAGCTCTTTTTTAACAATGTTAATGTTTTTCAGGATATTATCCACACCCTTTTCTGTGTAAACAAGGCGGGCCTCTTCATTGAGGTTGATGGCATTGCCTTCTTCCTCTGCATATTCCCTGTATCCACGTACAGAATTTCCTCTGCCGTTGATTCGTGTTATTGTATGCGCCACACCGTTTCTATAGTTATGGCTACCGTGGTTTGCAAAAGGGACGAATTGATTCCCAAGCAATCCCTCAAGTTGTATTAACACAAAGTTTTTTAATTCTTGGTCCAACATAGTATTGAATTGTTTTCGTTAAATCTAAATATTTCTTCATGACAGCGTGGTTTTGACCATGCTTCTTGATGTCTTGGAATAACAATATCATACTTCATTTCAAGGAAACGGAAAGCATCCTCATGTTTGTATAATATTTTATGGATTAAAGATTCCCTTTTAGTAATGGGGCTTATCTTTGGAAAATAAGCTTGTTTATACTCTTCGGGGAATTGCGAGTATTTTCCTTGTTTAAACAGATAAAGTACTGGTCCCCATATCATAGGGACATCAAAAACAATAATAAGATAATCATCCATATCGTATTCGAATAAGTAAAGTTTATTCTTTCTTACTCGATTTTCCATGAATGTTTCTAATTTTATTTTATTATCTGGTTTAATAACAACCAGTATTTTATCTTTGGTTTCTTCTGCCAACTCATCATCCCCAACAAAGGTGTTTATGAAATTATGAGAATAGAAATCCCCTAATTGCATATTAGTTATTGGCAAAAGAAAGAGCGTTGACGAATTATTATCATCCGGCCCCCTCCATGTTTTGTAGTTTTTCATTTACGTCTATAAATTTCCCGTTTTCAATTGGTTCGCTTAAATCTATGTTGTTAAGTAGATATACTAATTGATAGTTTTCCGCGAATAACATTGGCCACGACTCTCCGTAAAAATCTTTATAGGCCATTATACAAGAAACCAAATACCCATTCGGTGCCTGTTCTCCTGCGTCTAATATTTTTGCCGCAGTTTTTATACCTACTTTGGGAATCCCTTGGATATTGTCACTGCTGTCTCCACATAGGATTTGCAGATACAATCTATAGGCCGCATCTTTTTCATCTATATCTATAAAATCAAAATCATTTAAATCAAAATGTTTACCACATATTTGTTTTAAGTCTTTGTCGTGACTACATATAATATAGTCTTCACTAGAATCTTTTAGCTGTTTCGCATAAGAAGCAATATAATCATCGGCCTCTGCTCCATTAGATGCAATAGCTAAATATTCTTTTTCTAGAATATGATAGACTGCCTCTAACCATTTTATTCTTTTAGGATTTCTATTTCCTTTATATGGCCTAATTTTAGCAATATCTTTTCGAAAATTTCCTGCTCCTTTAATGAAGCAAACGGCGTGTGTAGCCTCTGTATTAGAAAATAAAAAGTTCATATATTCATGAACCAGATTTTCTATGTCGTTATATGAGTCAAGTGTTTCATTGGCAGCGGCAATCTTATATGCGATTCCATCTGCATCAATGAGTGCTGTTCGTTTTTTCATCTATACTTTTCATTATTTCTAAAAAGTCTGCAAGATTAAGAATTGCGTATTCTCCTTCTGGCATAAATCTTTTTCCCATTTTCTTCGTTTTTTTAAAAAAGATGACATTAACTGCATCTTCCTCCGGCATTACAGATAAAATCTTTTCCGGATGTACCGGGGTATGAAGGGTCTTTGCTTGGATATTCCACCCAGGCAAACTACATATATCAACCTTTTGATTATCGCGCAGTTTAGATTCTGCACGACAAGTGTTGATCCCTTCATACCCCAACTCTTTTAGGTACTTCACGATGGTTCTTTCCCACGTGTTTCCCCTGCTCTTGTTGTTTTTCATTCAACAGATATTTTTTCTCCAACAGTCGAGATAGAAAAGACTTTATCATAGGCAATTTCTTTCTCTCCTGTTTCATCGGTTCCATTCACGAACCAACTTTTCCTTGTTTCAATGTAACGAAGTACCCACTCTTGGAGCCATTTGGTATCGATTACTTCTTTGATTACAGTTTCCAACGACAGTTTTTTTGTCAATGGAGCTACAAGCATGATTTCTGCGTAACGTAGAATTGCAGAACAAATCAGTAACCATGCTACCATCTTTTGGAAGTTAACCGTAGGAGTGTGAAGTCTGAACTCAATTGTTTGCGCCGGAGAAAAAATGATGGGCTCAAAGTTTATCCAATGATATCTGGCTGCACGATTCCATTTTTGATCACCATTGGGATGGTGTCTTATGTTAATGTGCTTTATTTCCCCCTCAAATTTTTGCCCCTCGAATTCTGCTCTGGTTTCGTCCATTCCTCCAGAAAGATAATTGAACATGTTTCTGGGCCTGTCTAATCCAGCGGGCAAAGGAGCCGTATACTCTTTTTGAGAGCCAATGATTTCCCTGGAATGCCTTTTGTATCTTGGGAACAAGGAATACATTTCATCTTCGAGTAACTTGCATGTAGAATACAGTTTGCTAACATAAGACCAAGTTCTGGGGAACCCGGAAAAATGGATATGCCAAGCACATTTGTTATTTACTACGCAGCTTTTCTTGAGGTATTCTGCTTGTTTTCGCAATAAACGAATTCCATATTCCCCCTCCATTGGTACAGATGTATACTCAATTCCGGCGGGCCCATCTCCAGTTTCAAGCGACCCATCCCTTAAAGGAATAAGACCTAACCAGGGAAGTCTGGGTTCCGGTATAAAGCCACGAATGGTCTCGTGTTCAATTCCAAACGTGTAAGGAATAAACTTCTGTAATACTTTGTCGGCGGGTTTTCCTGAAATCTTTCTGCTGTAAATTTCGCTGTATTCCCTTGTTTGCTCTTCGTCTTTGTGTCCTACCGTTGTGTAGGCACGACCATAGTACTGCAAGGAATAAGTCATGATTTTACTTATTCTTTGCTTTTCTGTATTTGTCAAACGATCTTTTTGATAGAAAATCCCGGTTTTCGGGTCTTCCACATGACCAAGTTTAACGGCCAACTGTTCTTCGCAAAGAATTTGACTGTAATTCATGTATTCAGACTCTTCCAACTCTTCAAGAGTTTTTTGCAGTTTTGGTAAAAAGTTAGCCTTAAACCACTCATCTCTTGGCAAGGTTTCTTTTCTGTTTTTCGACGTATACACTAGGTATTGTTGGGCAGCTTCTGCTGAATCGGCGCCACGATTGATTAAGGCTTCGATGTGCTTTGATACCGTTTCGTTATTTTTCGACCCCGGAATGGTGCGCGAAACTGTAACGAACAGAAAAGCCTCTTCTTTTTCAATCGGTCTGTAGCCATAGTAAGGCATATTTGTTACAGGGTCAATGTTCAACAAAACTTTTTTGTAGTTTATGGGCATACTTTCCATTAATCTCCATTCTTTGGAAATCATGTCGTACCCAATTTTGCTGTTATTAACTCTGTGCCATTGGCCATCTACCATGTAGGCTTCTTTTCCAATTTCGTAGAAACTCCCCTTAATGTAGCGGCACTGTGTTCTATTCGCAGTGCCGCCAAAAAAGGTTATTACTTCCATTATTGTTCTTGGTATTTAATTACTCCTTCGACAATTTTTTTCAACACAATCATTCTCATTACTGTATCGTTTTCTTCTTTGGACTCGAAAATCGCGTAGTTATCAGATATAAAATCCTCCAACTGTTCTGTAAATTCTTTACAAAGATCCGCGGCAGCTTGTTCGAATTCTTCCACATCAGTTGCTTCGGTTTGTTCATAATCTTCTGGACTAATGATAAGACCGTTGTAGCTTTCTCGCTCTTCGATCATATTCAACTGTCCGTCTTCAAAATGATAAACTTTGTTGGAGAATAACGGATAAACAGCCCCATTTGCTACGCAGTTCCACCAATTACCGTGTTCAACCTTAGTTATATCCGGCAACAAAATTTTGCCGTCGTTTGTACTATTACCGTAACTACTTTCTGACCATGCAACAAACTGTCTTGGATGTACTCGTTTTAGGTAGCACGTTTTATACATTGTTGCGCTAACTGTAGTAAAGTTTTCGATCTCCCGACAAAGCCCCTCATACTTTTCTCTGTTTTCCATCAGGTAGCCTCTGTAGAAATAGTATGGAGTAAGCTGTCTAGCGGCCCCTTCTTTCATGGTAAGTACTGTACCGTCTATGTCAACATAAAACGGTATATCCATCATAAATGGGGCGCTATTGATAGAAGAATCAAAAACAGCAAAACGACTATGAACAGGAAACCCCGCTCTCCAGTACAAGCCCTTATGAAAGTATACCTTTCCGTACGTGTTGCTGATAGGTATTTCCGGCTCATTTTTGAGCAGAAGAAATTTGTCGCTGTTTTGTATTATCTTAACAAACTTGGTAGGATCGGGAATCTTTTTTCCGGATGGTGGGTAATAGGTTTTGTGAGTAAAATTGGTAACGTCGTTATAATTTGTCCCCCCCATGCCATAAGTCCTCTTGTCGCTGTAGTCGTAACTAGTGCCAGTAGTTGACCATTCTTCTTGGGCAGCTTTTGCTCTGTTGATTTCCCGAATTTCACGCATCTTTCCATTTTCAATGACGAAAACTTTGTTATGCGGGAGATCTTCTACTTCATTCTCTAAGGCTCCAATAAGCATAAGAGAATCTTTGATACTTGAGAAGTAGATTCCCACTTTTCCTGTGTCTACGATTTCTTCGCCTTTCTTCTCTTTTGAGATATCCCAAAAATAGAGCGGGCGTTCTTCCGATTCTATCGTAGAGTTTTTGTATCTCGGGGACTTCCCGTGAAATAGATACAGCTCGTTCGGTTTAGAAGAATAAACCCATGCCAGAGCAGCAGCACCAACATACTCTTCTAAAATTGAGAAGTCTCCTTTGGGAAGTTGAGCCAACAAAGACAGTAGACCAACAGAGTCTACTTGAATGTCTTGGTGGCTGTCAATGTTGTGCTTTTCGCACAGTTCCGACCAGTTTGAAATCGTACCGTTGTGCATACCAACCAGTTTTACCCGGTTATTGGTGCCGCGGATTTCAAATGGATGCGTATTGTCCAATGAGACGGCTCCAACTGTTGCCTTCCGGCAATGTCCGAACGTTGTGCCTACTTTGGTTGGTTGGGGAAGACGGACGGTCTTCACCCAATCTCCGAATTTCGGGGGTGTAACGGATTTGTGAAGTGTCCCATCTATGTAAATTCCACATCCGTTTCCCCCTCTTGTGTCGTTTTGGATGCCAAGCACCCTAACCTTATCTAAATCGGGGGACGGCCCCGAATATCCGAAAATTCCGCACATTACTTTTTGCTTTTTTCGATTATTAAATCTTTAAATTCTTCTATGTATCTTTGTGCAACAATCGTGGGATTGTCTATTGTACAGTCTCCAAAAGAAGGTGCTGAGTTACCTTCCAGAATACTCCACTCTCCTTTCTTGTTTACTTTTACGTCGAAAGCACAAGTATCGAGACCTAAAGCATTGAGGGCTTTAAGACAGTCTTGAACAATTGCGTTCCATGTAATAGGCTTATCGAAAAGAGGGTTGTCTTCCAAAATCCACACGGAGTTTTTGGAATTTCTGAACCATCTTTCAGTAGCGTCCTGTTTCAACATTTTTCGACAGGTGTAAAAACATCTGCCCAAAGAAGACACATGGATACGGTATTCTTTTGTGTGTGAAACAAATTTTTCGACAATGTAATCTTTAGTCCTTGGTTTCGTCAGGAATTCCCTGACTTGGTTCCAATCCAACAGCATCATTCCCCGGCCACGTGAGTGATTGACGGTCTTGAAGACTAGCATAGAACTCTCGTTCAACTCTCGTCCATTGATTTCTTTCAGGACTTGCAGTGCTTGTTCTGATGCCAGGTTCCTCGGAATAAAAACCCAAGGTGGAGTCTGAACTTGGAACTTCGTAAATAACCGCTTCATCTCTAGTTTGTTCGCGCAAGCCTGGACCCCTTCGAATGGGTTCAGTTGTAACGTCTTTTCGTCTACTGACAATGTCGTTGTCGAACCCATTCGAATAATCACCGACAGACCCCGGCTTACCTGTTTTAAAATGGATGTTCTGCGAAGGATTCGATGGGATGGGTGTCTTGATCGGATTTGTAACGCTCGATATTCTTTTGATTTCATTTTGTATGAGATAAATAAGTTCATCTGAATTTCTGCTGGCCATTTTTGAGATTCTATTAATTGACATCTTTAGCTCTACCAAATTTGAATATTGTTCTAAACTTGGCACAATTTCTCTCATTGTTTTCAAGTCTTGGAAAATTGAAAACAAAGCTCTGTGCATTTCTTTTCTTACTTCGTCTTTTTCTTCAATAGATGAACAATGTAAGAATTTGGTCAACAATAAAGATAAAATATTTTCCTGCTGATTAAAATTAGTTTTTTGTTTTTTTGGTGGTTTAATTTCTTCTTTATAGCAAATCAACTCTGCTTTTTCAATCTGTTTGTACAAATCATGAAACTTCAGATCAATCACCAATTGGATAAAATCCTGCCAATTTTCGGCCTCCTCATTTCGAACATATTGCTCTAGTACAAGGCGAAACTGTTTTGCCCAGTTACCTTCTATTTGAATATTTTCTTTTCTGTAAGAAGCAGCCAAGTTTGGATGTAGTTTTTTTAATAATAAAGAATATTTCCGGAGAAATTTCCTTATTTTTTCATTAGCCTTATTTTTCAATGTATTTGGTATCGTTACCATACGATTTCTGGTTTATTTTTTGTTTTTAAGTACTCGTTTGCCTTAGAGAAATGTTTACAACCCAAAAACCCTTTGTTTGCAGAAAAAGGAGATGGATGAGCAGCACGAAGAACCAGGTTGGTTTTATGGTTAATAAAACCTTCTAACTCTTGTGCGTGTTTTCCCCACAACATAAAGACAACATTTTCAAGTTGCCCCAAATGTTTCATTACATGTGCTGTAAAATTTTCCCACTCCTTCTTGTGCGCACCAGCAACACCAGGAATAGTAGTTAAGGATGTATTTAAAAGTAAAACCCCTTGGGCAGCAAGATATGATAAATCATTATTTATGATATCTACATCTTTTGTTCCATAGATATCATCGGCAATTTCTTTTTTGATGTTTAAAAGGGACGGCGGCACTTGAGAATATTCTTGTGGGACAGAAAAAGCCAATCCGTGGGCTGCTCCTGGAGTATGATAAGGATCTTGCCCTATAACTACCACATTTATTTTTTCCATAGGACACAATTCAAAAGCATAAAAAATTTTATCTTTTGTCGGCAAAATATTGTTTTTGCCAATAAAATCTTTTAACTTTTTCCAGTCCTCTGTTTGTTGAAAAGCTTCGATAATTTTATGAAAATTTCCTTGAATTTTTTCTAACATGATTTAGTACTTGTTTTGTAAATGAAACACCATATTCATCCATGACCTCTGCTATATCTGTACATTTTAATTGGTCTGGAATAATTAATGGTAATATTGTTGGATATTTTTCAGTAAACTTTTTCATGGCATTAATTCCAGTATTATCTTCTACTGGCTTATGCCAATCATTATCCAACATTATAAAAATTTTTTTGAACCGCTGTTCTAAATTCTTTATTATTAATGGATCAAATGCGTATGTTTCTCCGTTAGGAGCAATAGCATTAATTCCTAAACTATAAAGAACCATAACATCTTTCATAGCTTTGGTGATGATAAGTTCTTCTCCATTTCTGGGAAGTTGTTCATAACCAGCATATACTTCTCCAATATTTTTACTGGATAAAAATTTACCGTCCTTATTTTTAGTAAGTGGTCGATAAAATTTAAATTTATCAGTAAAAGTGTACACATATATAGGGTTTGTTATTTCGTAGACCCATATAGGAACATTGTTAATAAAAACAATGTCCGCTGTATGCACATTGAAATGTTTAAGTATATTCAAGTCTACGTTGAATTTACTCCAATAAAATAAATCTCTTTCAAAAAAAGGTCTTGGTTTATACCTTAATATCTTTTCAATATTTTGTAATTTTTTGCTCTCCATCCTCTTTATAGGAACAGAAGGTTTTGGAGAGGTTTTTGTATTATTCAATAAACCTAAACCAAAATCCTTATTTATTTGTACTGCTGCTTGCCAATTATTTTCTAATTGATACAGCTTTCGTACAAAATCAAATACATTTCCTGCTCTGTCGTTTCGTCCAAAATCTTTATGCATTACCCAGTGATTCGGAGTCACATAAAAGGATAATGAAGGAATCATATCATTTGAACGAAAGACAGAACAGTACTTTGTGTCTAGTTGGATGGGAGCACCTATATATCCAGCATAGATTTCTTCATCAGAAATTGTTTGTCGAATACTTGAGAAGTTTAAATCTTCTCTGATGCTGTAGTCCATTTTTTTAGGCGATTTGCAGATTAAACCGGCAAGCCAGATTGCACTGTTCGGCAGCAGCTTTTTTGTCTTTTGCTGCTACAAACATTTCAATCATTTTCCGGTTTTCTTCGAAGTGGGCGGCCCAATCGCTCGGGTGTACGGTATTTGCATAATCATGCATTGCCTGAATGCGTTGCATGACTTTGTTGAGCAGTTCTTCTGAAGCAACGAAGTAGTTGCTCAAAGAACGATACTCAACACCGTACTCTTTGTACCGGACTTTCCCGGGTTTGCCGTAGTATTGACGGCGGATATCATCGGTGTCCTCGAAGTGTGAAGGAATCCAGAGGAAAATGTCGCATAAGCTGGCCCAGAAAAGTTTTTTTAAAATTTCTTCTTCGTCGGTAACTTTTTCGCTGGGTTTATCCCAGCCGATGGAAGCTCCTTGCCATCCGAAATGGATATGCCCCCCGCAAAAGCGAAGGTTACCAACGTCTCCGGCAACAATTGTTTCTTGTGTCACCATTCCTGGGTTTTGTTTCCAGATGTCCACGAAGGGCGAGCAGCCGAATTCGCACGACTCTGGGTCCTGAAGAGCTTCTTCCGGGAATTCCAGGCTAGGGCGAACAGTTACTTGCAGGAATGGCGGGACTATTGTTTTGATGTGTTCCAGAGCAGTTTTGTGGTACTCGGGCCAAAGGTGCCTCTCTTCAATCGGGAAAGCCGGAATGTTGTATTCGGCCATCACATTGTCGCGTTGGAGACCGAACCCCGGTAAAAATTCTACCGGATTCTCTTTTCCTCCATCAATAAGGCCAACCGCTGAAATTGGTAAGCCGTTTGTTGTGAGAAACACTTCGACATCGGAGCCAACTGTGACTTCATTAAAGTTTTTCATAAAGAATATGATTAATTATTTTGTTGGAAAATGCGTCGTAGATTTCTTCTGGATGGTATTGTACCCCCCAGATTTTCCCTGTCTTGTGTCTGATTCCTTCAATGACTTTGAAGGGTTCATAGTGCTCTGTTGCAGTAACCGGGTTTTTTGAGAGAATAGTCGGAACTAATCCATCACCCAATTGGCGGATAGCCTGATGGTGCATTGAATTAAATTTGATTTCTCTCGGCCCGTTCCATACGTCCTTTGCTGTATCCAGCACAATTCCGGTTTGTGTCAATTTGCTTCTGTCTAACTCTGGATTATACACTTCGTCCAACAGATGTTGGTAAAGAGTTCCTCCAAGAGCGACATTGAGGGTTTGCAGTCCTCGGCAAATACCAAAAATTCCCATTTCCCTGTTTATTGCTCTTTGAATGTAACCAGGGAGTACCTGCGTATCAAACCACTCATAAAATCTGTTTGGATTTCCTCCATAAGAGAAAAACCGATCAACTGAGTAACGGCTGGGGCAAACATCGGCACCTCCCGGGAGTACGAGAAGATCAATATCTATGAGTTCTTTGCTCGTGGGCAATATAATAACATTGCCAAAATAACTGAAAAATTCATGATACTCCCGAGATACTCCCAAATTGTTGTTTAATGTCGGTGGGATGCCGACCAGCTTTTTTCTTCTCATTTGTATTTTTTTAACAGTTCAAGCAGTACAGGAAATTTTCTTTCTGTAATTGCTTCTTTCATGATTTCGTAATCATTTTTTCTCTCCGCAAATTCTTTGTCCAACAGACACATTGCGTAAGCCATGAGGTCATTATTCGGATATCTTCCACTATTTGATGCCATCCGGTTGACTAAGGGCTGAGAAATTAACCTTGTATCGTAAAACTTATTCCCAAAAGCCAGCAAGATTGAACCTGTTGTCAAATCTTGTAAAACTTTTTCTATAGATTCTTTTGGCAAAGAATCATACGTATGGATTGAAAATGTGCTGTTGATTTTCATTCCAATGGTTGTTTGTTGTGCCAACCACATTGTCTCTAAAAATGTCAAGTCCGGATTTTTTTCCCAGATTTTGATTGTCGTAGGTGGAGTTCGGATGTATTCTGATCTGTACAGATAGCGCACCAGTGTGTAAAGGGCCAGGTTCATGAATTTAGCCCATTTTATTTCAGGCTTCAGCTCGGAACGTTTTGGAATCAGTTGCTTTACGACTACCCAATTATCGAGCTCTTTTTGGTAGCCGTAACCTTCATGGCTATACAACTGATCAGCAGTAAAAACGCCGAGAATCTCAAAAAAAGATGGGGCATTTTCTACTTGCACTTTTTTCATTTCGTCGTTTAACAGGCCAATCCATTGAGTAACCAATTCCGGAATCTCTTTACCAGTAATAGGGATATAGGAATAAATCCACATTCTTTTGAGTTCGGTTTCGGCTTCTTGACTGAAGTCGATTGACGCGTCTCTAACTTCTTGGGCACATCCCCACCCAAAAGAAGTGGAACGAACAATAATGCTTGCTTTTGGATTAAAATCTCCTCTTTGGATAACACCCCAACCTCTTTGTTTCTCTTGAAATATTTTCGATTTTTGCATAAATAAGAAAGGGGGCCGGAGCCCCCTATTTGTTTGTGAATTAATTAAAATTTTGGCGCATCATCCATTTCCGGTTGCTGCATATTATCTTCCTCTACAAGATCAGGGAAGTTTCTTTTTGTTTCTGATTCAGAATACTTGAGAGGTTGGTCGTTTTCTGCTGCCATAAATGGCGGATACGGAGCCAACACAATATACGTGAAGTTTCTGTCATATACAGTTTTGATAGAGAACCGTTTTTTTGGTTCTACCGCATACTTATCAAGTCTTTCTTTGACTTGATTACACATATCGATAAAACTGGAGGCCTCAAAGAGCATTTCTTCGGCAGGAACAAATCTTGCCATAATATGTTTAATAGTTGCTTTCAGTTTTTGGATTTCCTTCTCTGGAGTAGTCCAAGAAGGTACGGTATCTCCGGGAGCAAAATAACGCTCTCTCAAGGTATATCCATGTTCTGTGTTCTCAATATTGATGTCAATATACGGAGAACCTACTTCTGGTTTTCCGACTTCAATACCCGCAATAATGTTATTGTGGTAAATACCCGGCTCTTTAAAAGAGCGGTTCAAAAATTCTTTGGTTGTATTATCGAATGAAAAATTATTCATATTATCGGTTATTTATTTTTTCGTCAATAAGCCATTGAGGTAAATACGCTGTGTATATTTCCGCCTCAATTTCTTTTAAATTATCTACTACTTTTTTTGGCAACCATACTTCTTCGGTAGGAGCCGGTTCTAAGAATTGTACTAAAAGAGCTTTTTCGGTTTGTTTTCGCACAATAAATTTGGCATTGTACGACTTTTTCTTTTTAGACCCCAAGACTGGGCCACCTTCAGCACTTTCTAGTATATTTATCGCCTCTCTTAGTAAAGCGATTACTTCTTTCATACAAAGATATTTTTCCAGTCAGCATCAATAATTTTGCCTTTCAGATGCTCGTTTCTTGATCCGGATGCAAGCTCTTCGTTATTTACAAAACTGATTTTAAGATTACCAGATTTGTCTCTAAACATATAGCCAATAGCATCAACGGATTGACAAGCAATTCTTCTTACTTTGCCTGTTAAATCAAGTTCTTTTGATGTGACTTCTATCCCTTCTTTGTTTTCAATCTTGTCTCTCATATGACCTATATAGATGATATGTGGAGCAAGTTTTTTAATTTTTGCATGCCATCTTTTAAAGGCTATACGAAGCCAAAGATATCCTGCACCATCTCCAAGGGATAAAACACTTTTCCACTCTTCTCTCGGGAGAGTCGGCGGTGTTTCTTTTGGTCTTGTTGGTCTCCATGTGTCTTTATCTACTGTACGATTAAACCAACGACCAATAACACTGTTCATATAATCTTCAGTGGCTTCCCACTCAAGCCAGGATTCAAGCTCTGTTAAACTATCGACAATAACATACTTGTAAGGACAATTTTCTTTAAGAATTTGTCCACCAACTTGTTGTAATTCGTTTAAGTTATTAACCTTAAGCTTCATGGCTTCTACGTAATCTGATCCGTCTTCAAGATCAATAAGTAAGGCCCCCTCTAAGCTTGATGCAAAGACGGTTTTCCCTACCTTTTCTGGCCCATACAATAAAATGGACCTAGGATTATCGCCTTCTACGGCAATTTTTGTTTTTGGTAATATAATACTCATTCTCTATTTATAATATAGAATAATTCAATTCATTTGCTTTTGGAAGTTCAGCAAAATAATTTACTCTTCCATCAAAATAAAGGTGATCAAATATATTTGCTTCACCTTCTCTGTCCTTTAAGATAATAAGAGACCTATAAGAATCTCCTAATTTGAGAACATCATAACCCCTGTATTTTGGAATACTATGTCTTGCTGGGGCAAATAATCCCAAAACAACATTGTAATCTCTGCCACATACTTTTGCATCTCCTAAACCATTTAAAGATGGTTCAAGTTTCTTTTCCATAAAATGGTCAAGACTTTCTTGTTCTGCGGCCTGTTGCTGTACAACACAAATACTACACTGTTTCTTATCTCTAAGATATAAAGCATACTTGGAAGTAAACTTTATCATTGCATCTCTAACAGTTGGTGTGTCTCTATCAGTATCCAATAATGAAAGGTGGTCTACAATAATGATGTTGTAGGCATTTTCATCCTCTATAAGATTCTTGGTTGCATGATCAAAAATTTCTGATGGTCTTCTAAGATCATCTACAACTGTTACTACTGATAAAAGCTCCTCTATAATTGGACTAATGTCTTTTATTAAATCAATAATCCTATCATCTAAGGGTGATGTAAGAGACAGAAGTTCTTTACTAGATTTCTTTACTCCGTGAACCACAAAAAGATAAAATGATATTGCATTTAGAATGAAGTAAGTTTTGGATTCTTCTAAACTGTAATACAATATATTTACCTTTTCGTTTCTATGCTTTCTCCACCTTTCAAATGGGGAGAAGATAAACATAAATTTAGCCAGCTTAGATTTACCAACGCTAGTGTTTGCAGTTATGCAGTAAAATTTTTCTCTCTCAATACCAGGAAGATATTTCTCAAAGGAAGGAAAATTCCAATTTAATGTGTTGGATAATCCTTTATCTGCTCTCCCTTTATTCTCA